CACTGGTCAGGCTATTATTAGATGGCTAGAGCAAAGAATGAATGCCTTTCTCAACAAGATCGCTGGCACTGACAAATTTGACTTTGTTATTGCCATGGACACTGATTCCATTATGATCAACTTTGAACCTATTATCAACCGCATTTTTGAAGGAAAACGAGTTGATATGGGCAAGGCCATTGATTTTATGGATAAAGTGTGTTCAACAAAAGTTCAAGAATGTATTGACGAGTCTTTTAAACTGATCTGTGATAATCTAGGTGCATTTGAGCGCCAACTGAACATGAAGAGGGAAAAACTCTGCTCTTCTGGGCTATGGGTTGCCAAGAAGAACTACATAATGAACGTATGGGATAACGAGGGTGTAAGGTTTGCAGAACCAAAGATCGCTATCTCCGGAATTTCTGCAATTAAATCGTCAACCCCGGCGTATTGTAGAGAAAGAATTCGGAGTGCAATTAAATTAATCCTTGATGGTGACAATAAAGATATTATTGAGTATATTAGCAAATGTAAAAAAGAGTTCTTTGCCCTTACACCTGAGGAAGTATCGTTTCCAAAGAGTGTGAGCAATGTTAATAAGTATGCAGTTGGCAAGAATAGTTACCGCCCTCAGACACCCATTCAATCAAGAGCGGCTCTAATTTATAATCGCAATATACTAGAGAATAAGCTAGAAATGAAATATCCTCTAATTAAGGATGGAGAAAAAATCAAGTTTTGTTACTTGAAAATGCCTAACCCAATAAATGAGAATGCAATTGCATTCATTCAAAGATTTCCAACCGAATTGGGTTTAAATAAATTCGTTGACTATAACGTTCAGTTTGAGAAAACCTTTATTTCTCCACTCAAGGCAATTTTAGATGTTATCGGTTGGAAAACTGAAGAGACAAGTTCACTAGATTTTTTATTTGGATGATTACAATATGGACTTTTTAAACGAGCTAATCAAAGAAGTTGGTGGCGAATACACTAAGCTAGCAAAAGATATTAATGAAGAAGAGGTATTTGTAGATACTGGGTCTTACCTTTTTAATGCAGTTGCATCTGGAAGTATTTTTGGTGGAGTGAGTGCAAATAAGATTACTGCTATTGCAGGAGAGGAAAGTTGTGGTAAAACCTTTGTATCTCTTGCGGTTGTCAATAACTTTCTGAATACTAACCCAAATGGATTTTGTCTTTATTTTGACACTGAATCCGCAGTAAGTAAAAAACTTCTTATTGAAAGAGGTGTTGATGTAACCCGAACTGTCGTTATCAATGTTGTAACGATTGAAGAATTTAGAAACAAGGCTCTTAAGGCTGTTGAGCATTATATGTCTAAACCCGAAAGTGAACGGCAACCGTGCTTGTTTGTTCTAGACTCATTGGGTATGTTATCTACAACAAAGGAGATTGAAGATACTCTTAATGATAAACAGGTTCGGGATATGACCAAGGCTCAACTGATCAAGGGGGCATTTAGGGTTCTTACTCTAAAACTTGGGCTTGCAAAGATTCCAATGATTGTCACTAATCACCTATTTTCAGTTGTGGGGTGTGCGCTTAAGGGGACTAATGTTAAAACACCGAATGGGGATATTGACATTTCCGAAATTAAAGTTGGAGATTATGTTAATACAATGGTAGGCCCCAAAAAAGTCACAAACACTTTTGAGTACGATTTTGAGGAGTATTATGAAATTGAGTTAGATAATGGAAAAATTTATAACTTAACTGGAGAACATAAATTAATGAATCAGCAGGGGGAATGGAAAAAAGTTTCTGAACTGACAGAAGAAGATGTTCTCATTAACATTGGAAGTTAATTTTTTCCTATAATTCTATTAAGATCATCCGTTTATTGATAAATAAGGAGTTTTAAATGACTATTGGTGTTAAAATCAAAAAAATAAAAAAAATACAAAAATCTCAGCAGCAAGATCTTAAAGTTTACGACATTGAAGTTGAGGATGTGCATCATTACATTTTGGAAGACGGAACTGTATCGCATAACTCTTATGTTCCAATGAAAGATCAGAGTGGTGGTTCAGGACTTAAATATGCAGCCTCTACTATCATTTACCTTTCAAAGAAAAAGGAAAAAGAAGGAACAGAAGTAGTTGGAAACATTATTAAGGCAAAGGCAGTAAAATCAAGGCTCTCAAGAGAAAACAGAGAGATTGAAATGCGTCTATTTTATGACGAGCGTGGTCTTGATAAGTATTTTGGATTACTTACACTTGCAGTTGAAGGTGGTATTATTGAAAGGGTTGGTAATAGGTATGTTTTTGGTGAAAAGAAATTTTATGAGAAAGAGATTATGAAATCTCCTGAACAGTTCTTTACCCAAGAACTTCTTAAAAAGATTGATATTTACGTTCAACGTAAGTTTAAATATGGTTCAAGTCAATCCACAATTGTAGATGACGATGATTATGATGATTATGAAGGAGAAGCCGAACCCGCCATTGCTATTTGATTGTGAATGGAATCAACAGAAGCTCTAATCTTACGAAACTTAATATACAATGAGGGCTTTACTAGAAAAGTCCTCCCATTCATTAAAATTGAATACTTTATAGAACCCAATCAAAAAGTTCTATATGATGAAATTTCTGAGTTCGTTCTTGAATACAACTCATTGCCAACTCCTGAAGCTCTTTATATTGAACTAGAGAAAAGGACCGACTTAAATGAGGAGGCTTTTGCTAATGTAACAAAGATTCTTTCTAGTCTTTCAAATGAACCTGCCGAAAAGGAGTGGCTAATAAAGACAACTGAACAATGGTGTAAAGATAGAGCTGTTTATCTGGCTATTCGGGAGTGTATCCAGATTGCTGATGGTAATCATTCGGCACTAGCAAAAGAGTCTATTCCATCAATTCTTAGTGATGCCCTTGCAGTAAGTTTTGATAGCAATATTGGCCACGACTACCTTGAAGACTCTAATTCTCGGTATGACTCTTATGTTCTTAAAGAAGAAAAGCTGCCATTTGATCTGTCATATCTTAATAAGATTACCGATGGTGGTCTCTCTCCTAAGACTCTTAATGTTATTCTTGCTGGTTGTGTTCATCCATACACGAAGGTTAGGATTCGTTATAATTCTGTAGAAAAAGAGTGGACTAAAAAAGAGGTTGCCATTTCAGAAATACAAACTCTACTTGACAATTCTTATGAAGTTGAGATTGATTCTGCTGATGGATATGTTCCAGTAAATTTCTTTATTCATAAGGGAATTTATGAAGAATATGTTCTTTATATTAAAGGACATGAGCCGATTAGGTGTAATGCCGACCATTTGTTTGAGACCTCTTGCGGATGGTTATCGGCAGAGACAATACTTAACGAAAACAATTGTGTTATATATCTAACCGATAAAGGTTATAAATATGGCAAGGTAGTTTTCACTGGCAATAAAATCCCAATTGTAGATCTCAATGTTAATCACCCGAATCATAGGTATTATACAAATGGGGTTTCATCACACAACACTGGAGTTGGGAAAAGTCTTGGGATGTGTCACTTTGCAGCATCTTATTTGATCCAAGGTAAAAATGTTCTCTATATAACCTTAGAGATGTCCGAGGATAAGATCGCCCAGCGCATTGATGCTAATCTCTTGGATGTCAATATTCAAGACATATCAAAACTGTCTAAAGGTGATTTTGAGAATAAAGTTCAAAGGCTATCTGCAAAAACTCATGGCAAGTTACTAATTAAAGAGTATCCTCCAACCACAGCGCATTCTGGACATTTTAGGGCACTCATTAATGAGATGAAACTTAAGAAGTCATTCTTGCCAGATGTTCTGATTGTTGACTATATCAACATTTGTGCATCAAGTAGGTTCAAAAACAATGGTCAGGTCAATACTTATAGTATGATTAAATCCATTGCTGAAGAACTAAGGTCATTGGCATTTGAGTTTAGTATTCCAGTTATTACTGCAACTCAGACACATAGGGGTGGTTATTCAAGTTCAGATGTAGCATTAACCGATACATCCGAATCTTTCGGTTTGCCACAGACTGCAGATTTTATGATCGCCCTAATTTCAACCGAAGAACTAGAAAATCTCAATCAGATCCTAGTCAAACAACTGAAGAATCGTTATGGTGCCTTGGACCCATATCGCCGCTTTACAATCGGGATAGATAGGTCAAAGATGAGACTCTATGACGTAGAACAAGAAGCTCAAGAAACCTTAATACAAGAGGTAGATCTAGAGCCAGAAAAGAAAGACTTTAAAGCCAAGTTCAAAAATTTCAACTTTTAATAACATTATGACACAACAAATTACCACAACTGAATATGCTGATTTTGTAAATAAGGTGACATCAAAGCCATCTACCGATCTACCAACACTTATTAACCGACTTCAAGAACTACAAGACCTTGGGGCGAATGTTCCAATGCTTATTACCGCCTCACATGGCATTAGTGCAGAAGCTGGAGAATTTACTGAGATCGTGAAGAAGATTTTATATCAAGGTAAACCCTATAATGAGGCCAATATTCATCATCTTAAAATTGAGCTTTCTGATGTTCTCTTCTACATTCAACAGGCTTGCAGTGCCTTAGACACAACTATTGATGAGGTTATTCAAATGAATTATGAGAAACTTTCAGCGCGTTATCCTGAAGGGACATTTACAGTCAATCGCTCAGAAAATCGCAGGGAAGGTGATCTATGATTGAACCAAAAGAACGATATAGACGTTTTACAGTACGTCTAAAAACAATTTTCAGTAAAAAATGTGGAATGAGTAAGATTCCAAACTTCTGGTACACACCATTTGAAGTTTATCTATTAGCTCACATCCAAAGAGCAATGTTTATCTTAACTTATAATGAGTATGCCTATGTTGATGCTGCAGTGAAAACAGTAAATACTTATGCTGTATTTAAATATGAGAGCCCATTTTCTGATTTGGGTAACTTGGTTGGAGACATTAATTACTATGTAAAAGATGGTAAAACCTATTATACAACACGTAATGGAGATGTAGTAGAAATTCCAAAAGATAATTAATAATAGCAAAGGGATGGCAATAAGTCATCCCTTTTTAAATGCTCACTTATTCTAAATAGTTAGAGTAAAAATTTAGAATAATGAACGGTAGCCAATTTTGGAGTCTTTATAGTGCATATAATCATATGTACCTTGATGAGGGGTTTAAACCAACTCAATATGGTTATAGCGGCAATATTTTTTATGATAGAAGTAAAAAGGCCAAACAAATTGATGCTCAAATTGAAAAGCACAAACGACATGGGAAACATTCAACCGCTATAGTAATTGATCTATTAAATAGATCTGCCGATAGTCTAGTTGGTAGAGAGGATTCACGAACTCAATCTGAAAGAAATAAAGCCAAACTAAAAACAAGAGCACTTCGGGATGCTCAGAGAGACGAAAAAGAATATCGTAAAGGTAAAACTGGTATTAATGATTCATATGACTACGACCTCTATGATCTTGTCTTAGAGTATCTACTAGATGAAGGTCTTTGTGAGACTGTAGAAAATGCCGAGATTATGATGGCTCATATGAGTGAGCAGTGGATTGATAGTATTGTTGAAGGTTATCAGTTAGACGAAAATACTGAAGAAATTGCAAGACTAAGAGCATAAATGAAGATTGCTCTCCAGAAGGGCGATAAAGAAACCATTAATTCTATTTCCACTAGAATGGCAGAAATTCAACCCAAGGCTCAGGCTAAAATTGGTGTACGAGGTTTAAAGTCACGTAAAAGATGAAAACATTTGACGAGTTCATAACTGAGGCAAGAAAGGCCTCTAGAACTAAAAAATTGATTAGAGGTTTAGCTAGACAATCTAAGAAATTGCAGCCAGCTCTTAAGGCAGTATCATCAACCAAACCTGCTAAACGAGCTAAAAGATTCGTCGGAGCAACTGCAATCGGTATGGCTGTAAAATTATTAACTGGACTATAATGGATTATTTACTTGTTGATTACTTGATCTCAGAAGGATATGTAAATAGTGAATCATCCGCTCTTAAGATTATTGATGTTATAAGTGAAGGTTTTTATGAATATCTAATTACAGAAGCATTAACTCCAGAAGAAAGAGCCACCCGCCGAGCTGAAATTAAAAGAAGACGTGAACAAAATAGAATAGCCGATCCTTATAATTCTAGAAAGGGCGCACAACAAGATCGTCCATCTTCTAGAGGTGGGGAACTTCCTACATTGGGACAAAGAAGACGAGCAGAAGTAGCCAACGAGATACTATCCAGGGCACCAGAGAATCCCAATAGACCACATGGAAAGGTTGCATCTAGTAGAGGTTCTACACTTATCTCTCAATCTGACTTTTCTCCAATAACCAAAACATTTAAGTCACCAAAGCCTGGTCAAAAACCATCGCAAACTTACAATCCTAATATAAGTTCAACAATTGATGTTGGCCCTCAAGTTGGACGAGAAAAGAGTCAAAGATATAGTAAAGATGAATCAGACATTCTGACTGGTAAACCTAAAGTTAAAAAGAAAGAAGAATCAACAACGTCTCCTTCATCAGAAAAACCTCCTGTTGAAAGAGTGAGAAGACTACCACCTCAAAGAGTTTCAGAAAGAAAACCAACACCTCAATCAACACCTCAACCTAAAACTCGTAAAACGCCAACTCAAGCTTCCTCATCTAGCGCAATGAAGATTGTTGGTATTATTCGTAAAGAACCTAATAAATAGAATATAAAGATTGAACAATATGAAGACTTTCTCTGATTTCTTATTAGAATATCGTGGAAGCCGAGCTAGTGAAAAGGCTTATCGGCTCGGACTTGTTTCTAATAAGCATGGGGGTTGGGTAGACCGATCTGGTAAACTTATTGCCCAAACGGTTAAAGGTGATCTACAGTTTATTCAGAAAAAGTCTCCTTCTCCAGAAAAACAAGAAGCCAAACAGGAAGCCAGGACCAAAAGAGAATCACCAACGATTAAAAATAAACCTGCTACAGTAAGGCGTGGAATAACTCCTCCTGCTCAACAAGAAGACCCACCTGAAATAGAAGGCGAAAAGATTATAACCATTGTCCTAGGACGATTTAACCCACCTACGGTTGGTCATAAGAAACTCTTTGATAAGGCAAAGCAAGTTGCCACTAATGGTGAATTAAGAATCTATCCATCAAGAGCACAGAATAGAACAACAGATCCTCTTAACCCGCCGCAGAAAATTAAATATATGAGGAAGATGTTCCCAGATCTTAAAAAGAACATTGTTAATGACCGTTCACTAAAGACAATTTTTGATGTTCTAAGGAACATCTATGAAGATGGTTTTAGAAAAGTAAACATTGTTGCAGGGGCTGATAGAATCTCTGAGTTTGATCGCTTATCAAAACAGTATAATAATACCGATCTCTATGATTTTGAAGAGATTAATATCATTTCGGCTGGTCAGCGTGATCCTGATTCAACTGATGATATTACGAGTATGTCATCTGCTAAACTTAGAAAGGCCGCAATACAAAATAAATATGCAGAGTTTAGGGCCGGTATTCCTAGGTCTTTGCCTCCACAAGAAGTTGAGAATCTATTCCATGCCGTTCAAAATGCCCTAGAAGGTAAAAATAAGATCACAGAAATGTGGAAAGTTGCACCAAAGTTAGAGTATAATACATTGAGGGAACAGTATTATCAGAACAATATTTTTAATGTTGGAGACATGGTTGAAAGTTTTAATAATGGTCTAGTTGGCAAGGTCACAAGAAGAGGACCAAATTATGTTATCTGTGTGACTGAGGATAATATGATGTTCAAATCTTGGATCAAAGACATTACCGAATGGACTGATATTTCTGGAGTTCCTTCCGATCAACGTTTAGTTGGAACCGATGCTTATCGTGAATATGCAATGAAGATGACTGGAACCAAGAAAATACTAAACTTTTTGAATAACTATAGAAAGAGCAAAAATAAAACTAAATAGTTGATAAGTTCTTAACCAACAAATATGGCAACTGATAGTTTTATTAAGAGTTTCTCTGAAATGAAGGATATTTACCTTAATCAGATTCTTACAGAAGATAAAGATTATGGTGAAAAGTATGAAGGGCATTATAAAAAGAGTGGCAAAAAGAGTAAAGATTATGATGGGGATGGGGACATTGAAGATGAATCTGACGAATATGCAGGTGTAAAAGATAAGGCTATTAGCGGAGAAGATGAAGACGAAGAGGAAGAAAAAGAATATAAGAGTAAGAAGCGCGGGAACAAAAATAAATCTACCTGTGATGATGACATGCAAACAGAATCGTTCTCTAGTTGGAGAACTGAGCTGTATGAGGTGATCTCAAAGTTAGAAGAGCCTAAAATGAAAGATATTGGCCGCGAGAAAATCACCGAAAAGCCGGTGAGGAATAAGATCATTATCAACCCCAATCCCCTTCCCT